AGTGTTCGCGTCCAGGCAAAATCCTTACCTGAAATAGCGAGACTGAATATCCATACGTTCTTCCGTTTTGTATAAATGTCAGGCTTGTATCACCTGTCACATTCGGATCGCATCCGCTTTCAGCTCTCATAATCGCTAGCATAGTGCGCACGTCCCAGTCGTATTTCTCAAGTAAAGGTTGAAACCTTTCGCAGCCGCCTACACGCCCTGCCTCCACAGCAGGTTTTTGAGGTGTAGGCGAGGCTTCAACCTTTAGTGCGGCTATTTCGTCAGGCGATGACTGCCGCTTCGTCATCGCTACTGTTTTGACACTTCAACTTTGACATTCTTGACGATTGTCGCCGCTTCAGTTTTCACTTGTTCAGTTTGGTTCTTCTGATATTGCATACCGCCAATAAAAGCGATAATTCCTGTAATTAAAATCGTAATGATGATAGTTTTGATGGTTTCAATATTAAGTTTTTTCATTATTTTTCTCCTTTTTATTATTAATTTCTTCTAAGCAGCCAGCGGTGGATGCGTTGGCATTTCGATTTCAATTACGCGAGTAAAAGTAAGACGAAAATTGTTAGTTTTTGGGTATAAAATTAACACTACATAGGTGGACACGCATCCACCGCTGGCTGCTCATTTATTCTTATATAAAGCCAAAGTAACATCTATTAAGAATTTGCCTATAATCTCCCTTGCTCATATTTTAATCATCTCCGTCAAGACTAATCCATTTATTTCTCCGGATGATTAAAAGATTTCAGCTTCTGATATCAGCTTAATCTCAATTTCGTGCTACGTTGTTAAGGTACTTTATTTCGCTCAACAGCATGTCTAATCACACGTCAGGCATGCTCTGCAAAACAGAAAAACCCGCTGGCTCTCTACTTCCAGCGGGTTTTGCTATACAACAAAAAACGTCCTGACAGCTATCAGGACGTTTACCAGAAACTTATTTCAATCGTAGGAACTTGGTGAGGTGCGCCTCCCCATAACTACGACTGTCCACCACAACAATTCCGTTTTGGTGGTACAATTTCTGGCTGCTATACCTTTTAGCTGGTAGAGAGCCATAAGAGTTATTGGTGTAAAAATACCTGGAAGGGCAATTGCTCTTCTCAACTGCCCTTAGTATAGCAAAGTCGGTTAAATATGTCAATAGCCTTGAGCTTTATCCATTGCTTTATAGAACTGACTCTCTGCCAGATCATCTTTAATTTGTAGGTATATCTGGACCGTAGATAGGTCGCGATGACCAAGCAATTTTTGTATTGTCATAAGATCGCAACCAGCTATTAGAAGACGCACTGCAAAACTATGTCTTAATTGATGAGGTGTTATATGAATATCTGCATATTTCTTAAATGCTCGTTGGATCCATACTCTAGCTGTTTTATCGTTTGTATTGAATAGAGGACCAGACAATCGGTTGTAGTCTGTCGCGAATTCATCTATCTTGTCTTTTAATCGTTTAGTTAGGAATACAGTACGATCCTTAGAGCCTTTACCCTTTACGTATAAGTTCAATCCGTCTATATCTCTATAGCTAACATTGGCAATCTCTGAAATACGCAACCCAGTGTCGTAAGCGAAGTCGACAAGCATGTTTATATGCTGATCTCTGCTATTCTCAGCTGTTTTTCGGAGAACTGACTGGATAACTTGATGTTGTATGTATCTTGGACGCGGCTTGGCGTTTTTGTGCGATTTAATTAGGTCAGGATTAATACAACTCACATTCATGCGCTCGTAGCACCATTTGAAAAACGCTTTAATGACCCGCTTGACAGTGTTAGTGGTTGATCCAGCATGAGTTTTTCGGTATTCATAGAAATAAAAATCGAGCCATCTGACAGACAGCTCGGTTATGTTAGTTTTATGTAATTCATTGGGAAATTGACGAAGTGTTTGAGGCGAACCACCCTGGTTGCAATTGTCGCTGGCGACATATCCTCTACGACTGCTGAATAATGAATAAACTGAAATGCTAGCTCGCGTATATTTTCGGTATAGTAGTCTGTCTGAAATGCAGACTCTGTGTGATGTAGATTGTCAATTACAGCTGTTTTTGAAGTGGTGGTTAATATGGATGTTGTCATTCTTCTCTCCTTAAATGACATTATGTTGACATATCACCTTATACGCCCCAAATATTCATTCTACAGATTTTTTAAGTCAATGTAATGCTTCTCATGGCATTTATGGCAGCCTTTAACTATAAAATATGGCGCTGTTGGACCGCTATATTTACGTATTTGACCCTTCATAACAGTAGCGAAATAATCAATTTTGATAATCTGCTTATACGTCTTCCATTCATGATCACAGCCATTTTTATTCTTACGTAATAGTCTAAGCTGTTCTCGATCTGCTTTAGCCTTATTAATACGTTCAATAAGTTTACGTCTGGCTGCTTTAGCGTCAAATGTCATACGCCTGCCTTTTTACAGAAATACGTAAATAATCGTCCTGGAGTTTGTTTTGCTTCTAGTGCAGTTTCTGCTAATTGCCAAACTGTGGCTTCTGGTAATTTCCAAAATACTTTACAATAAAACGCGAAGTATTGTTCATTCCCAAACATCTGACATAATTTAGTCGCCAGATTTAGCATACTTATCACGACTAATATTAGTATTAGAATTAGAATTATAGTTTCTATGAAACTTTTTTGCATTAGCATTAGAATTAATATTAGTGGTTTTCACCTCTGTTAACCCTCCAAATTTTGAGCCAACAGCTAACTAGCACCATTACTAGCTCTGGCGTTTTACATTTCCGAGGAGTTTTCCACAAGTCCGTAGTGCTAAGGGCTTGACAGAAAAATCCTATTTTTTTGGGAATATAAAAAATCCCCCTCCAGACTAACGCGCTGGCGAGGGACTAATAGGACCCTCTTGCGAGGGCATGCCTGATGTGTGATCATTACTAGTATTGCAAATATTTGAATAAAAGTCAAGACGTTAAAACCCGCCCCCATTTTCAGAGGGCGGATTGAGGGTTAAATTACCCAGTACGGAATTAGCATTTTATCACCACAGACGGTCTTGATAACGCTTTTTGGAATCCATTTCAGAGTTTGGAATCCATTTCAGAGTTCGGCGATAGTTTCCAACAAAGTCGTTTCCGTCCATATGATAACCAGCTGCATCTTCACACCATTCAATCGCTACAGCTTTTTCAGTCTCTTTTACGATTTCGTGACCAACCAAGTCTTCTACCGTTAGATTCTTGCTGTCGTCCTTCTTTCGGCTGACGTTGTTGTAGATGATTTTTCCGACGTATTCCATTTTATTATTCCTTTCGTTTAGTCGCTAGTTAAGTATTTCTTAACTATCTTTATTATAGCTAAGTAGTTAGCTAAATGCAATAGTTTTTCCATACTTTTTTGAAGATTTTTTCAGAGTTTTCCACATATAAAGATAATCCGCCTTTTTCAAGGCGGATCGTATCTCACAACTAGCGACTAAACTAGTATCCAAATTGTAGCATTATTTTTCAGATCTCGCAATATCCGCGATATTTTCATACAATCCTGCTCTGATATTCTAAGACGTCCATTAACTCTAACAGGGTTATAATGTAGATGTCGTCAGAGTTCTTGTCTTTTGAAAACTCGATTTTATCAGCATTAATTGCGGCTTGCTCTTCTGGACCGACTTTTTCAGTATTGATTACAAAATAATCCTTCACGAAATTATCTTTAGGGTCGCACCAAACTGTAACTAGCGCACTACCACTATAAAGCTCGATATCTTCATTTACTTCTTCTATTAGATCAGAACTATCAAACGACAAGTTGTGTTCGCGATTGAACTTCAATCGTTCTGTTAAATCGTTTAAGTCGTGTTTCATAAGACCTTTCTGCCCGATTTTCGCCTCGGGCGGGGCGTAATTTCTATTGTAGATATTCTCGGATTTCTTTTATCAAATTCTTGGTACGTGCTCCTGCCGGTTCGTTTATGACCTCAAACCCATCGAATGGCTCAGCGTCACTGTACTTGTCTAAGAATAAGTTTAGCTTCTTAGCGTTTTTATTTCGCAAGCCGCGCATTTTATCGATTAGCTGTTGGCTGTTCAAGTCTGAACTGTCGTAAATGAAGATGTTCATTTGAATTCCGCCTGCTGTAAATTCGCTAGTTACTCGGATGTAGTTTTTCATTGTTTTTCTCCTTTCGAGAGATTAGTTTAGTCGCTAGTTAGAGGGTTGTGCTGTCACGCCTTAATTCTTAGTTGCGTCGCTTCTTATCTAACTATCTTTAGTATAGCAAACTACTTAGCTAATTGCAATACTTTTTATGATTTTTCTTAGACTTTTTTAGCTCGCACTGCTGCACTGGCAGCCGCTGCCTTTTTAGCGCGCTCACGGCGTTGCTCAGGTGTCATATTGTTAGATGATTTTCGACCACCAAACGAGCGTTTAGCTCCAATAATAGCGTTAATACAACCGATGATATCCGCTTTACGCTCTAATAAGGCGTCAGCTCGATTTGTCGCGCCACTCCAATCGCCAAGACTATTTAGAGGCTTAGTGCTGGCTCCGTGCGCCTTCAGCCAGTCGTGCGTCCATTGCAGTGGACTGCTGTTAACGCGGCTGCCCTCGCGAGTAAGTTCGTAGATAAACTCAGCCTCGCTTAATCCTGTGATGTTTTGTAATTTCATTGACATTTTTGCCAATTTCCTTTCTATCAGGCGGGGTGGTAAGGGGTGTTTGATTTTTATTTTAGGATATGCTATAGTCTAACTGTGATTTTGTTATCGCCTTTTTCGGAGGGCGATTTCTATTTGGAGTTCAATTTCAACTTCCAGAATACTATCTTCATAGCTTTCTCCTTTCTAGCCGCCTGATTGTGAATGTTCTGGTAATCCCCTTACCACTGTCTTTATTATAGCTAACTACTTAGCTAATTGCAAGGGTTTTTATGAAAAAAGTCAGAGATTTTTATTAAACCTGTGGAAAACTCACTTCCCGTAGAATACATAGCGATATTCTTTGTAAAGTCTAATGATAATACGTTTTAACACAGTTTAATTTTACACCAAATAAAAAACTACCCTCGATCAAAAGTAGTAGTTAAAGTAGTAGTTTTTTATTATGACCCGACAATCAAACAGCCTAGACCGTAATCTCATTATATCATAGATTTCTTTCAACTGTTCGGGATTTCCGAACTGTTCAGTTATTCGGGATTTCCGAACAGCTCATAAACTAGCGTTAGATTATTTATTTTTGCCGTTTTTGTAAATACCAAACATTGTCAGCAAGAACAGCCCAGCCGTGGCTAAAGCTCCACTGATAGCGTTAATCTTGACGTATGGGTCGCCAGAGAGTACAGCAATTGCTATTTGTGGTGCGATTGCACTTGCGCCAAGCAGCAAGTCTCCGATGATGTAAACAACTAGTTTGGTTCGCTTACTGATACCTTTGATGATCTCCTGAGCCTCATCTGTCTCAGCTAGTCCTTGTACTAGCTTAGCTTCTTCGGCGGTCACTTTTTCGATTGCTTCGACGTTTTCTTTGGTGAATACTGGTGTTGCCATTTTTTCCTCCTTTGGTTTATTATTTGGCACTTCCTGTGGTTTTTCTGATTCAGATGGCTTTGTATCCGGTTCACTTGGTTTTAGTGATTCTGGCTCTTCTGGTGGTGTTGGTGTGGTTATTTTACCCAATGTTTTGAGCTCGTCAATTGATACTCTAGCCGTCGAAAAATCCAGATTGCCACCATAGCCATCAATTTTGCCGGTATCGGTAAACTGATGGATTAGCGAGCCGTGTGCGTAGTTGTCTTTTGTGCCGTAATTCGGATACCAGTCTACCCTATCCAAGCCTAATTTCTGAATAATAGCTTCGCCTGCGTAAGTAAAGACTTGCTTTCCAGTCTTCTGAAGAACTAGGTTCTTAAATAGTTTCAATTGCTCGAGTGTACCTTCAAAATCTGGCTCTAAGTCGACAAATAGAAGTGGTGCGTTGACAAGCTTTTGAGCTTCGATAAAACGCGCTGCTTCGGTCTTAGCTTCTTCTTCGGTTGAAAAATAAGGCAACCAGTAAATCCCTAGTAGCTTATCACCCGCGGCTTGAGCGAATTTGACCAGTTTAGGGTCGATTTTATTCGCATCTCCACCGAATAATTGTCCGACGTGTCCAGCCTTGAGAATAACACCAGCAAACTTATGTAAGTGATTTACAATAGCGTCATCTTGGTGATTTGAGACATCTAATATAATCTTGCTGTAGTCTTCTTGTGGTTCTTCTGGCTTTGGTTGAGGTGCAGATTGAGGTGTCAAATCTGGCAAGTCGTGCAAATCTTTATCCTCAAACAACTGACGGCTCATATATTTTCCACTTCTAGCTGTAACGTACCAAACAGTATCTCCAGCGATAGGTTGACCATTCGTGACGTAACCTTTCATCGCAATGACATCGCCTTTTTCTAGTTCCTGAAAAATAGCTGAGCTTGTGTTAGCCTCGTCGCGAGCATTGCCGTCCTCTTCCATTTTTCTATCTGTAGGTTGAGTTTCGTCATAGTCTTCGGCAATACATCTGCCGTCGCAACAATATGAATATCCGAGGTAGTCGGGTCCATAGTTGCCCATCCAGTTCATAAGCTCTTCAATGCTGTTATAAATCCCTCTTGCTCCACTGTGAACTTCGCTATCGTGGATTTCGATTGAGCCATCGGCGCGTTTTCGCATCAAAAAGACGTGTCCATCTTCTGTATACTGACCTCTCGAAAATCCCAAAAATCCAATCACCCACACACCAACAGGTGCGGGACCTGTGTTTATCCTACCAGCGTTTAATTCGTTTAAGTACGCTGTTTGAGCGTTTGGCGAGCGAGTTAGTGAATTAATAGCGTCATCCACGTATTGTAGACACCAGCCGCTCTGAGCGCCGATATTTAGATTTGGTTCATAGATTTGTCGAACTGCCATTATTTCCTCCTCACTGTTTGTTGAACTTCTTCTTGTAATTCTGTGACGGTTTTGTTTTGCTGAATTAAGTTATTAGTCGCGTAAATAGCCAATCCGACAAGTGCGATTGCAAATAATTTCGCTAAATTGCTTGTTACAAGGCTCCAAAAGTTCATCACGCCTTCAATTTCTGTGCGTTTGACGTATTTTTCTTCTGATTCTTTCTCGTGTTGCGCGAGCTGTGCTTGAGTAACGTTTGCTCGTGCGATATTTTCAATTCGCTCTAGCGTGGTTGTGTGCCTGTCTACGCTTTCTTTAATATGCTCAACGTTTGCCCACAAGGCTCCGAATTCTTTAGCTGATACTTCTGGATTTTCGTTCATAAAATAAAACTGCAGTTATTCAAAGTGTTAGTTGAAATTACCGCAGTTTACCGTAAGCGTGACGTGATATGTTTATATTATAATATCATTTCTCATAAACATCAAGGGTCAGCTCGATTTGTCGCACAGTATAGACTTGACGACTATGCCTGTTGCTGGATTTATAGCAACCAAGACCGACAACACCGTGAATACTAAAAAACCGCTAGCCGTACAGTGCGGTCGTGCGAGGGTTGTCGTGCCTACTGCCGCAATTGAAGCTATCGTTAACGTACAATTTCCAGAGCAATTTAATGGCGGTACAAAGCCTGTTATTATATGTACATATAATGGTTACAGCAACGCTAGTGACCCATGGACAGACACACCAAATCCATCTTGGGCTGGTGCGGCAATTGGAGCAGTTAACGTTACTAGTTCAGGGTTTACGGCAAGGTGTCGGCGTTTTGACGGCGCTACTTTACTAGGCGCTTATTACTTTAACTGGATAGCGATCGGTTAAATTATTTAACGTATTCTAACACAACACTAATTTCTGAGCTGCCCCAAGCGTAACTGCCTGAGATAACAACGTCAGTGCTGTCTATTGACGTAATGCCCGACTGATGAGTGCCTTCAATATATGGTAACGCCTGCTTTATTGGGTTATTTGATAAAACACCACTAAGGCGCATATTTCCATAATATTTTATAAGTTCCCATCTACTGGTCAAGCCTTGAATGCCGTGCGGCAATTTTGAAGTGTTATAACCGCCTGTCATGTTTACGGTGCCACGCACGACTTTGCGATATATAATACGACCATCAATCCATTTTTGACCCGTGTCCTGTTCTTCAGTTGTATATTTGTAGGCTGGCATTGTCGTAAAGTCTATACTGTGCGACGAAAGCTGTCCATAATTAATAGCAATCATTTCATCCGTAATTGTAGTTGTGGAAGATTCGGTTGTAATATTAGCGATAACCGCAATAACAGCCTGCGAGCCAGTAGCGCCGTCTTGCGTCACAGCCTGTCTAATCTGAGATTCAGTTGGTGCCACGGGTGTCGCCGAGGTAGGACCATAAACAACGATCAAACCACATGATGACGGTGAGCCTGTAGTATTAGTATCTGTAGAGTTTAGCGCGATGTTGTCAGAATAAGCTACTACACTTGCAATGCGTTTATTAGAGCTTGGTGCAGTAATTCTAATAACCTGCTGTCCGACAATATCAAGTGCAATCAAAAAGCCACTCGGTAATCTTCCTAGCACGACATCTGGATTATCGGTTGTTCCTCCTACTAGCACATTCATGTCGGCTACAGTATTTCTAACAACTCCACGTCCCGAAAACAGCCCGTCAGAGTGCTGCTGTGCCCACATATTCGCTTCATACACACTGCCATGTCCGTTCGGACGAGAACGTAATCTAACAATTTTTCCTGGATTAGTAAAAGCCATAATTCTCCCCTTAATTGAATTACCGCAGTTTACCGTAAGCGTGACGTGATTATTTATCTGTGGATATTATATCATTATTTTATGCTTTAGTAAATTTCCCTCGCGTTGAGCCTGTAGCAATGACGCGAATATATAAATCGACCTCCATAGCGGGCACAACAATTCCAAGCATCACTGCCGCTTCGCCATCGGTTTGAGGCAACTGGTAAAAAGTCATTTTGGGAAATTGTGTTGAAAAATCATCGTTAGCTGACACCTGAGGAAATAAATCTACAAACAGAGGACCGTCCTTTGGCTTAATGTCTGGAATAAATTTGATCACCACGTCAATTATACTATTCCCGCCGCCGCGAACATGAAATACCTGTGAAACCTGCATAATAAAGTCGACCAGCGAAGCTGCGACCGGGTATATAACTTTCCTGGCGGCATTTTCATTTTCAAGTGTTCTAATCCTTGACTCTACATTCATACTATTTATGCTCCTATATTTTTCAACGTTAAATCACCATCAAGCATCGAATGAACAACGACATCATAAGTAGTAGGCTGCCACGGATCAAGCCCATATCGATAAATCACCCACTGAGCACCGTGAGCATAATTTGTGCGCCTTACACGAGAAACCGAGCCTGAGCTAGCCTTCAGTTCCAACTGAGCGATTGTAGGAATTCTTTTTTTAGTAGTTAATGTCACTAAAACCCTTTCGGTGCCATTAGAAGGAACACTCCAATAGCCGGATAGCATATTTGGTATAGTCGTTATTTTTGCGCTGCGAGAGTATAGTGGAATTTTAGTCGCCGCTTGATAAAAGCCTGAGCCTTCGATTCGCGCTCCAGCTTATCTAACCACTTTTCAAGATTCATTGAACTCTCCTCATCGACAAAGTCCCAGCGACAGGTGATATCGCCTGCACGGTTAAATCACAGTGGGCACCATCGCGGTCTGGGAAAAACCACGCAGATCCATCTATAATTATCGCGAATTTAACATAATCTTCGCCAATCTCTTTAGTCTGTAACCACCAACCATATTCATCATCAGCGTATGGATCTCGCCCAGCCGAGCCTGGATATGTATGAATATCCTGGTCATGATCATATGACAGTTGGACCAATGGTGGCTTTTTCACACCGTCAGAACGTCGAAAGACAATCTCCCATTCAGCTGTCACCGTCTTGCCTGGCGCCAGGTATTGGCTAATAAAACCGCTCCAGGTGGCGGTCTGTAGATTATTTTGAGATAACTGTCCATAATTCAACGGTGCTGCGACTTTCTGGGACCGCTGTTCATTCTCGATTGACATTAGTCGACGCGTCGTGTTGTCGTTAAACATCAATCAACTCTCCGTAGACGTGGCGTCACAGTAGCAACGCCTTGATTATCCCAACTCGTCTCCATCGCAATTATTCGCATCCAACCGCTGAAGTCGCTGCCATCGTCGTTCTCTTCCTGAAATCGAAACTCATCGCCAAGCGCCAACCCGTTATTTTCGTTAGCCGAATCGCCCCAAACGATAGGTCGCCCTACCAACTTTATCTGCGGAACTAACGAATCAAAACTGCGCTGTGCTAAGGATTTTTGAGCATACTCTGCAACTGCCGCTTGAGATTTGAGGTTTGATTGCGTTTCATAAACTCGCCAATAGCAGTTGTCTTGAACAGCCGCGTGATTGCTAGCACTGGCAAGCTCGGCAGTATCCTCACCAGTTTCAGGATTACCAACCTGCCCATTACCGGCAACCAGTACATCACTAGCATAGTTGGCAGACTCTTCGACTGCATAACCACTCGCCCATAATTTATAGACTCCATCGCTCGGATATCTTATGATGATATTTTTGCGGCTGCCACGCGGTTTGAGAATATCAATAATCTGCTCGTTATGATTGTCTGGGTTGACACGAAAAACCACGTCAAACTTTCCAGTTCCTGTTTCATTATTCATTGCGTCGCACAGCGCCTTACTGACAGTCTGAAAATCATTATACTCAACAGTCTTTAATCTGAGCTCATTAACAATACCAAATTTCCATCTGATATTCTCGCCAGCATTTTTCGCTCTTGTGATAAACTCGCTAATCAAGCTTTGAACAAATATATGACCAGGTGTATTTGAAAATGCACGGTGAGGTGACTGCGTGTTATTCTTATCACACACCAAATCACCACTCAGTCTTGCGAAGTGTTCAAAGAACTTTAAGTCTAACTGCTGATCAGATCCATAACCGCTACGCGCCGGTCTAGTCGCCAAAAAACCAGAAAATCGAGGTAATCCGTCCACTAAAAATACCATGTGAGTTTTGCCGACACGTAGCAAAGATTCTGGGTTATCATCTAGCCGTATTTTGGCGTGTTTCTTAAACTTAGACCAGCTGATACTAAAAGTAAACTGATCAGCTATCGCTGAATCTGACTCGCTTTTTAACGCCTCGCTCAGCGCTCGATTTTGAGCAAACTTATTGAAGTCGCCGATTAGCGTATCGCCAACATACAGCAATAGTTTGTGTTTTTTGTCTGAGTTATCCAATGACATTATTCCACTCCAACTCTGATGTTGTGGCTTCACCACTTTCCACATCAAATCCAATTAAATTATTCCCCGGAGCGATTAATAGTTGACCAATAACATTCCTCGAAACGATAGCACCATTCAGCCGCGCCTCACCGGTCGAAAAATCAACGACAAGCGTCTGAGTCGATGATATGCTGCCACGATAAGTCGCTGATGTGTCTGTCGTATTATTATGAATTGATGGATTGACGGCAGGACCTCGCAGGACCCAGACAGGATAAACCTTAATGGTTGAAGAAACAAATACACTGCTTAGCCCACCGCTTGCGCCAGCCCAAACTTCGCCAACTGCATCAAATACTTGCCCCTTGCTGTCCCATACCTCACCGCCAGTTGCAGCCGACACGCGACCCAATTGGATGTTGTTTGAATACACTTCATGACCACTACCATCTTCGGAATATTCGAACAAGACTGAGTTTCCCACTTTGAATTCGGTTGAAAATGTCGTATTGCCTTCATCTGCTGGCACTGGCAAATCCAATCTACTGCTGCGCCAAGCTCCCTTGATAGAAAATAGCTGACCATCTCGTTTTCCATAAATCAAGGTAAATGTATGATTGGTGGCAAAAAAGCTACTAATCATACTGTACAGCTTCCAGAAGCCGCTCTCTTTAGGCAAGATAAGCCCATTAATCGACTGAGTGTAAGTAGACAGTCGCTGACGAATCATTTCGCCGCCATCTGTATCGGTGTAGTCTATGTCTGAAGTGTCGAGATCTGGATGTTGCAGTAGATCATTGTCAGCACTTAGTCTTACCTCAGAACCAGTAAGATCTAGACGCTCACCGTCATCCCTTACCACCGCCACCAAGCTAAATTTACCGCGTGAAGTTATCATCCCATCACCCTCCCCTTTTGCAAGGCGATTATTTTACTAATTTCGTCAGCAAGCTCTTTTGGATCACGATCATAACCGTTGATGTTAATAGTCTGATATAGCGTATTGCCAGCGCTGCCAGTGCTATTTATGTCATTCAGCTTGTCGTAGCCAATCGCGCAGATGACGCCTTAATGACATACTCGCCGTTTGACAGTAGCATTGGAATTGAATCGCTAGTTGGACCGCCAGGACCAAACACCGCTCCACCCTGCGCTCGCTTGCCCAGCTTAAAGCCGGACAGATTGACCGGGTTAGCCTTTACGCCAACCGCTTTTAGAGCATTGCCGATACCAGGAATATTGATAATATTGTTAATCACTTTATTCAGCGAATCTTGCAGCAAGTCAATCATGCCATCTAACAAGCCAGCAGTAAAGTTGCGTGTGATACCGTAGCCGGTACCATACCAGTCCTGTCCGCCAACTGAGCTAATCAAATTAGCGATAGAGTTGATGATTTTAGATATTCCATTCGATATAGAATCCACCACCCGCGATATAGCGTTACCAGCACTCTCAATTACGCCGCCGATTGAATTGAACACGTCGGTCAGACCGCCGGCTACAGCATTTGTCAACGGTATAACAGCTTCATTGGTTAGTCTGATTATAGTGGTAGTAACCGCACCCAGCACGACCAAAAACGTTCCCACCAAAAAGGCTGCCAGCGGGATTACTACCATATTCAGAAAATCTCTCAGCCCTGGCGATACGATGCCCAAAGCTCCGCCAATCAATAGGATTGCGGCTGCCACACCGGCAGCGGCTGCAGTGAATGACAGCACACCCACCAGCACATCAGGTGATGCCAAAGCCTTAAAGAATCCGGCAACAGTCTCACCAGCACCTTTGAAAAACTCCGTCACTGGTTTCCATGCGCCCTGCACAGCTCCACCAGCCAAAGTCCCCATTTCCTTAAAGAAGTTAGCCATACTCTTACCAAAGGTGAACTCTTTAGGCGATTTTTTTACCGCAGACGATAGCTTATCTACGCCACCAGCTACCGTGTCAGCCGCGCCGACTGCGCTGCCTGCGCCCTCCATTGTTTTCGTCACAGCATCAACTGAACCTTTAGCAGCCTTCAGATCTTTGAATTTACCTATCAGCGTCTGAGCGCCGCCGATGACGCCAGTGAAAATACCCTTACCTAGTTTTGCCCACGGCTTTAGCGTATCAAGCGCAGAACGCGCACCGCCTGTAGCTATCTGCAGAGCCTTGAATCCAACAGCTAACTTTACAATATTAGCGATTAGCTCTGGATTATTTTTAGCAAAGTCAAATAGCTTGCGAATAGTGTCCACAGCGTCTTTTAATCCCTGAGCCAATTCTGGCGATTGCTTTTTAATCTCCTCAAAAACAGTCTTCAGCATGCTTTTTATGACTGGTGCCAAATTCTGTAAGAATTGCTTTGCAGACGCTAGAAAAATATTGAACGACTCTTCAAAATTACCGTTTGGATCAGCTAATGACGTCAGCATATTATCAAAAGCAGCTTTAGCAGCATTAAAACTACCGCTAATTGTCGATGACGCTTCCTTAGCTGAAGTGCCAGTAATATCAAGCTTAGTTTGAATATTATGTATAGCCTCGATAACCTTATCAAACGGAATACTGCTGACGTTTTTAGCTGTCGCCTTAAACGTCTTACCCATCACACCACTATCATTGATAAGGCGCGCCATTTCACTTGCAGTACCGCCATAGCCCAGCTTCAAGTTGTCGAGCATGGTATAGTTGTTCTTTGCAAATCCCTGATATGCGTACTGAATTGACTCCATCGACGTACCCATTTTATTTGCATTGTCAGCCATGTCAGTGATAGCCATGTCTGCTATCTTCGTGGCTTTAGCGGTGTCACCCTTTAATC